TTTTGTTTGGACTGATACCTTGAAGGATGAGTGCAGGCCCATCTCCAAGGTAGATCAGCTGAAAACACGTGTGTTTGCAGCTGGACCCCAAGACTATGTTCTATTGTTTAGAATGTATTTCTTGGGATTCATTGCTAATTGTATGGAGAACCGTATTAGCAATGAAATCGCCGTTGGAACAAATCCCTATGGATACGACTGGACCATATTGAGTAAGAAATTACGAAAATTTGGAAAAGCAGTATTTGCAGGAGATTTTTCCCAATTCGATGGTACTCTCAACTCGTGTATTATGCACAAGTTTGTAGATGTGATCAATCGATGGTACAACGACGGCCCACGGAATGCTATGATTAGGAGGGCTCTGTTTATTTCCATATTTAATTCTATTCATTTATGTAATGGAATTTTCTATGGATGTACGCATAGCCAACCTTCAGGCAATCCGATTACCACGATTTTGAACTCTTTTTATAATTCAGTATCTATGCGCATCGCTTATCGGCGATGTGCAAGGAAGGCTGGATTATTGGAGAGTCAGATTCCCCCGTTTACTGAAGCTGTGTCAATGGTCTCTTATGGAGACGACAATGTTGTCAATTTCATCGACAGCATTCTTTCTTGGTTTAATCAAGAGACAGTTACAGAAGCGTATGCCACTTTTGGCATGATTTATACCGACGAAGCTAAGACTGGGAACATTATAAAGAGTAAGACTCTTGAAGAGTGTTCCTTTCTTAAACGTGGGTTTAAAAGGGATGGTCCCGTCACGCGCGCTCCTCTTGAATTAGGGGTGGTGCTCGAGATGTGTAATTGGACACGTGGTAAGGCATCTGACAATGAGACTGCGACCGCAGATAACATATCAGCCGCTGTACGCGAATTAGCGTTACATGGGGAAGATATATTTAATTTGTGGTCAGAGCGTCTCATCCGGGCTTTTTACGAGAAGACGAATTCGTATCCTCGTACAAAGACAATGAAATCGTATCTGGACGAAATGGATGAGGCGTAATGCGCTTTCCAGGTACGTTAGGTGAGGCTGTTTACAGACAGTTTTATCTATTCGATTTTTTTATAGATTGGCCGACTTAAAGGCCCCCTGGCTAACAGTAACAGGGCTCGTGCGCAGAGGTAAATATTGAAATTTCTTCATTATTTATCACACGTATGTTTTTCTTTTTTTTTCGA